CTTACCTTCAATAATCTGATCCATAACATCTTTTGTTATAGATTTAGAGAATCATAACTGCATTCCTTTTGGAGTCAGTGATGATTCAACTGTTGCAGATCCATAATAGATCTCATCAGTTTTATTGATATTAGTGAAACCTACTTCTAAACTTTTTCCTATAGTAAGAAGACGGTCATATTTTGATCGTTCCTTACTAAAAACCTTATCAACATCTATAACATTAAGATCTTGTGTCAATTCTGAGATTTCATCAGAACCACTTCATCTTTTTGTTCTAGTTTTGATATTGTTTATGTAATTGTAAAGACCAACAAATGTTGGATAATAGATTAAATTATTACGATTTTCATCGTCATAATTTTCTATTATTTTCGTCTGTCAAGACGAAACTTTACCTACATTGGAACTTAGTAATTTACCAAGACCAGTACTAAGGATCTTCTTGATTTCAAGAAGACTGTCCTCTAGTGCCGTTGGTATCATATAATAGTCACTAATAATATTTTTAGTGAATATTTGTCTGATACTTTGGTCATTAGAATAACCAAAGGTTATATCTAATATATTACTAAAGGTTTGAAGTCTGTTTATATAAGATTTCATGTTTCTAATTGGAAAGTATTTTTTCTTTCCTTTAATTAGATAGAAATCTTTATATAATCTACGGAGGGATTCCACTAAACTGTATTTTGAAAGATAGGTATTCCCATTAATTTTAAAATGTGAATATAGTATTGTAAACACTATATTAATATTTTTAAAATTATGGATAATCCCTCTCACTGGTATTCCAGTGATTTCTCTTCCACACTTTATTCATCTTTTAGCAAATTCATATGTATCTTCTGACACATGTGTTTTTGTTAAAGATATATCAACACCTAGTCTATTTATTATACGAATATAATAATAGGCAACCTTATCATTCTTAATGACTATATCGTCACCAAGGATGATATATTGGTTGAAGTTTTCTATTCCAGCAAGTTTTGCTGCATAGTTAACTACTAGGTGGTGAGCTAAAGTGAAACAGATTCAGGAGGAATAAGTTCCCATGGGTTGGCCAACTTCATATTTAATGGAGTTACCTTCCTTTGTATGGAAACTTATTGTCTCAAGGATTCTATTTCAAGACCATGCATATTGCATGTCTATCATTTCTGATAGAAGTCTTGCTTGTAGTTTCCTTGGGAATCTATCCGTAGCAGAGCTCAAATCTAATGATCAAAACTTATGTTGATTAGATTCTCAGTTATGATGTGGATTTTGTGTAAAGGTTCTATCAGTTTCTTTAAGATTTTTGATGATCTTAAAACACTGGTCATGAAGTTTCTTTAGAGCTAATTGTGTATAGTAATCTACTATAGCAATTAATCTAAATTTACCTTCAGGATCCTTTATAACTTCAATTTTACCCAAATCATTATGTTTTGGTTTAAATTTTGAAGAATTTTCCACAAAATAACTATAGGATTTACAAATGAAATCAATACCAGATTCACTAAGGACATTAAACAATCTTTGTAAACTATAATAATTATAATTATTAAAATTTACTAAAGCAGTGTTTGATGCTTTTCCTTGTGGTCCACCCTTTTGTGACACATAAATATCACTAAGGGAAAACTGCATTTTATCCTTGGATATGTATAGATTATTTTTCTTTACAAATTCCTTGATAAATCCAGTTGGTATTGTATAATTCATTCTTTGTTTAGAAGTAATTGATGAATAATCGAGGTTCTTCATTTTCTTTTTTACTTCATATTTATTTAGATCTAATGATCTATTAAATATTAATAAAGTCAAGACATATGAAAGACCTTCATTATTATCAATCCTAGACTTCAAGAATGAGA